GCCCAGGCAGGTACACGGTCTTCGACCGCACGATGAAGGCCGACCGGGTCAGCCGCGACAAGGCCGAGGAGCGGCTGCGCGACGCCCTGGCCGACGACGAGTTCGTCCTGCACTACCAACCGATCATCGACGTGGCCGACGAGCGCGTCCTTGCCACCCTCTCCTCGGACATCGACCACTGGGTCGACGAAGACAAGAGGTCGCGCGACGATTGGGAACAGACGTATCGCGAGGGCCTGAAGCTCCTCGGCCTCAAGTACGAGGAGCGCACCGAGCCGTGGTCGGGCGCGTGCGGGGTGACGCACCCCATGATCACGGAAGCCGTGGTGCGCTTCCAGAGCGAGACGATCATGGAGACGTTCCCGGCGGCGGGCCCCGTCTCCACCAAGATCATCGGCGAGGAGACACAGCCCAAGAAGGAGGCAGCGGCCCGGGTCAAGGCCGAGATGAACTACCAGCTCACCGAGAAGATGATCGAGTTCCGCAGCGAGCACGAGAAGATGCTGTGGAACCTGAGCCCGGTGGGCTGCGCTTTCAAGAAGGTCTACGAGGACCCGCGGTGGAAGCGGCAGACGAGCATCTTCGTCCCGGCCGAGGACATCGTGATGCCCTACAGCGCATCGAACATCTACTCGGCAGAGCGCGTGACGCACGTCATGCGGAAGACCGAGCAGGAGCTTGAGGCCCTGATGGAGGTGGGCTTCTACGCCGAGGTGCAGCTCGGCACGCCTTACAAGATGCTTGACGACATCAAGCAGGCCAAGGACGACCAGACCGGCTTCAGCGACATCACGGACGAGTCGTTCACGGTCTACGAGGTGCAGGTCAGCATGGCCTTCCCGGCGATGGAGGGCGACTCCACGCCGCGCCCCTACGTCGTCACGAAATTGCGCGGTGGCGACATGCTGTCGATCCGCCGCAACTGGAGCGAGGAGGACCCGCTCTTCATGCGCCGGCAGCACTTCGTCCAGTACGACTACGTGCCGGGCTTCGGCCCCTACGGCTATGGCCTCTTCCACCTGATCGGCGGGTACGCCAAGAGCGCGACGAGCATCATCCGCATGCTCATCGACGCGGGGACACTGGCCAACCTGCCGGGTGGCCTGAAGTCGAAGGGCCTGCGCATCAAGGGCGACGACACGCCCATCAGCCCGGGCGAATGGCGCGACGTGGACGTGCTCTCGGGCACGCTGCGCGACAACCTCCTGCCGCTGCCGTACAAGGGCGCGGACGCGACGCTCGCGGCCCTCTTGGACAAGATCATCGAGGACGGCCGGCGCATCCCCGGCACGGCCGACATGAAGATCAGCGACATGAGCGCGCAGGCGCCGGTCGGGACGACCTTGGCTCTCCTCGAACGCCAGCTCAAGGTCATGAGCGCCGTGCAGGCGCGGACCCACAACAGTCTCAAGCACGAGCTGAAGCTGCTGAAGGAGGTCATCAAGGACTCCGGCGACGACAACTACACCTACCAGACCACCGACAACAACCCGGGGTCCAAGCAAGCCGACTTCTCGATGGTCGACGTGATCCCGGTCAGCGATCCGAGCGCGGCGACGATGAGCCAGCGCGTGGTCCAGTACCAAGCGGCGATCCAGTTGTCGAGTCAGGCTCCGCAGGTTTACGACCTCGCGGAGCTGCATCGGGGCATGCTGGAAGTGCTCGGCATCAAGAACGCCACCAAGCTCGTGCCGCTGAAGCCGGAAGCCGTGCCGACCGACCCGATCACCGAGAACATGAACGTGCTGATGGCCAAGCCCATCAAGGCGTTCATCCAGCAGGACCACACCTCGCACCTCGCGGTGCACCAAGCGTTCATGCAGGACCCGGTGGTGCAGCAGAGCATCGGCCAGAACCCGCAGGCGCCCATGATGATGGGCGCGATGCAGGCGCACATCGCCGAGCACACGGCTTACCAGTACCGTGCGCAGGTGCAGGAGGCGATGGGCCAGCCGTTGGCAGACCCGGGCCAGCCGATGGACGACCAGCAGGCGCAGGCGCTCTCGCAGGCGATGGCCACGGCCGCGCAGCAGGTCACGCAGGAGCACCAGCAGCAAGCCGCCGCGCAGAAGGCGCAGCAGGCCGCGCAGGACCCGATGATCCAGCTCCAGACCCGGGCGCTGGATCAGAGAGATCGGGAACTCGACCTCAAGGAAAAGGACCAGCAAATCAAGGCTTCGGACCTCGCCGACAAGCACGAGCTTGCCGAGGAGACGCTGCACGTCGATGCCGCCGACAAGGCCGACAAGCTCGACCTCGCACGCGAGAAGCTGGTGCAGGCCGGCGAGCTGGGCGAGCAGCAGATCGAGGTCAAGGCGCTGCAGGTCGGCATGATGGGCCGCGCGCAGGATCAGGAGCTGCTGGCGCAGGACCGTGCCGATGCGCAGGCCGACGTGGACCGGCTGCATGCCGAGCACGAGAGCGACCAGATCGGCCTGAGCAAGGACCCGGAGCCTTCGGACGAAGCGACCGAGGCAGCGGGCCCGGCACCGCAGGTGCCCGAGCCGGAGCCGCAGCCCGCGGTGCCTGAAGCGCAGCCGGAGGCAGAGCCCGGCGCTGCGCCGCCGACACCGCCTGAAGGGACGCCGCCGCAGTGAAAGGCGACATTCCTACCGATGTCGACGATCTGCTGAAGAAGCTGCGCGCAGAGATCGCCGGCCGTTCAACGGCGCTGGTCCGGGGTGCTCCCGCTGACTACGCCGCGTATCAAAATCTCGTGGGGGTCATCTCAGGGCTGACCGTCGCCGAGCAATTCGTTATTGCCCTGCTGGAGCACATGGATGACCGCGATTTTGACACCTGACCCCGGACTGGTACTGCCGAAACACGTTGCAGGCGAGACGCCCGAGCCCGCATCGCGGTTGATGCCCAAGCCCGCAGGCTTTCACATCCTCTGCGCGATCCCGAAGGCCAAGGAATCGTTCGAGGCATCGGTGCTGATCAAGGCCGCGAAGACGATGGCCGATGAAGAGGCGGCGACGACCGTGCTCTTCGTCCTCGACCTCGGTCCCGATGCGTACGGCGACAAGGCACGGTTCCCGAGCGGCCCGTGGTGCAAGAAGGGCGACTACATCGTGGTGCGCACCTACTCGGGCACGCGCTTCAAGATTTTCGGACAGGAGTTCAGAATCCTTAACGATGATCAGGTCGAGGCGGTCGTGGACGATCCCCGCGGCATCCTGCGCGTGCAGGCATAGAACCGATCGCCGGGCGGTTTCCCGGTGCACGACAAGGAGAGGTGACATGGCTGATCCCAGTGATGAAGAAGTGACGATCGATGGCGCCGCCGAAGGTGGCGAGGTCAAGTCGAAGGCCAACGGCCACGACAAGGATGAAGTCAATCTCGATGATGTCGAGGTGATCGACGACACGCCGGAGAAGGACAAGGGGCGAAAGCCGCTCGGTCGCGAGGTCAAGGACCCGACTGACGAGGAGCTGTCCACCTACTCGGCCGGCGTGAAGCAACGCTTCAGCGAGCTGACGCATGCACGCCATGACGAGCGCCGGGCGCGCGAGACGGCAGAGCGCGAGCGCGACGAGGCGACACGCGCAGCGCAGGCGCTGCTCAACCAGAACCGCGAGCTGCAGCAACGCACGGTGCAGGGCGAGACGCACCTCGTCGCTGCGTCGAAGCAGAACGCCGAGGCCGCGCTCGCGGCCGCGCGCATCGAGCTGAAGGCGGCGAAGGAGGCGTTCGATCCCGATGCCGAGATGGCAGCACAGGAGAAGCTGCTCGAAGCCAAGATTCAACTGCGCGAACTCGAACGGTACCGGCCGCGCGCTGTACAAGCGCCGGAAACTGAGGTACAACTGCCGGCAGTAAGCAGCCCGGATGAGCCGGTTGACCAGAAGACACTGCGCTGGCAGGCACGAAACCAGTGGTTCGGCTCAGACGGAAACGAGGACATGACCAGCTTCGCGCTGGGCTTCCACCAGAAGCTGGTGAAGTCGGGCGTTGATCCTCGCTCTGACGATTATTTCGAGAAAGTCGATGGCCGGCTTCGCGAGGTGTTCCCTGATTTCTTCGGGGCCGCACCCACCGGTGACGACACACGCTCCACGCAGCGCACCGCTCGTACGAGTCCCGTAGCTCCGGCTACCCGGACCGTCGCAGGCGTCACCAAGGTCAAGCTCACGCAGACGCAGCTCGCGTTGGCGAAGAAGTTCGGCCTCACCCCGCAGCAATACGCAC